GTAGCAGATGAAAAAAATGGCTGGACAAGGTATACTTTAGCCACGCTGTCTGAAGAAGCGGCTCCTGTTACAAATGAACTGGAAGTCAAACGTCGTCGTGCCCGACCCAGTTTTGAGGCGGCAGAACAAGGAGCGTAAACATGGCCACCTATACCGCTGGCGATCAGATCAATAGAGCGTTGCGATTGCTTGGCGTACTGGCTGAAGGTGAAACACCTTCCGCGTCCGTATCTCAAGATGCACTGATGGCGCTTAATCAGATGATCGACTCATGGAACACCGAGCGATTGTCCGTTTTCAATACCATTGACCAGACATTTACTTGGCCTGCTGGCGAGATTCAACGTCATCTTGGCCCTACCGGCGCTGCTGCTGGCGGATTTGATGGCATTCGACCCATTTTGTTGGATGACGCCACCTACTACCGCGACCCAGGCACCAACGTGTCTTTCGGTATTAAATTCATCAACCAGCAACAGTACGACGGCATTGCTGTCAAAACGGTCACTTCCACTTATCCACAGGTCATGTGGATTAACATGGAATACCCCAATATTCAGATGACGGTCTATCCCAAGCCGACACGCGACTTGGAATGGCACTTTATCAGTGTGCAAGAACTGGATCAGCCTGCTGATTTGGCAACTGACATATTGTTCCCACCAGGCTATTTGCGGGCGTTTGTCTATAATTTGGCAATGGAATTTGCCCCTGAGTTTGGCGTTGAGCCAAGCCCTCAAGTGCAGCGTATCGCCATGACAAGCAAGCGCAATCTGAAGCGCATCAACAATCCTGACGACGTAATGTCGATGCCCTACGCCATTGTGGCCACACGCCAGCGGTTCAACATTTACGCGGGTAATTACTGATGAAGACGCCGATTCTTGGGTCGGCCTATGTTGCTCGCAGTATCAACGCTGCGGACAACCGCATGGTCAATCTGTTTCCAGAAGTCATCCCCGAAGGCGGCAAAGAGGCAGGGTTTTTAAATCGAGCACCTGGCCTTAATTTTTTGCAAACCGTAGGGACTGGCCCGATCCGCGCTTTGTGGGCGCATCAGACCAATGGAAGCGACTTTTATGTTGTTTCCGGTCAAGAAGTCTACAAACTGACCAGTTTGACGGCCACACCGCAGTTGCTAGGTACCGTGTCTGGCACTGGCCCTGTGTCAATTGCTGATAATGGGACGCAAATCTTTTTTGCTTGCAACCCTAACGGTTACATTTACAACGAAACCACAGGCGTGTTTGCCCAGATTACTGACGCCGATTTTGCCGGTGCGGTGACGGTTGCATACCTTGATGGTTACTTTGTCTTCAACCAACCCAACAGCCAAATCATTTGGGTGTCGCAATTGCTTGATGGCACCTCAGTCAATCCGCTGGATTTTGCAAGTGCTGAAGGTTCACCCGACGGCGTGGTGGGCATTATTTCCGACCACCGCGAGCTGTGGGTATTTGGCACTGATTCAGTAGAAGTTTGGTACGACTCCGGTGCGGCTGATTTTCCTTTGACTCGCATTCAAGGTGCTTTTAACGAGATCGGCTGCGTGTCGGCGTACACCATTGCCAAGATGGACAACGGTTTATTTTGGTTGGGCACTGATGCCCGTGGGCAAGGGATTGTCTACAGAGCCAACGGCTATACCGGTGTTCGTATTTCCACCCATGCTGTGGAATATGCCATTGCCCAGTACGGCAACATCTCAGACGCTATTGCGTACACATACCAGCAAGAAGGCCATGCTTTTTATGTGCTGACATTTCCAAGCGGCAATGCAACATGGGTTTACGACGTAGCTACCCAAGCTTGGCATGAACGGGCTGGCTGGAACAACGGCGAGTTTATGCGGCACCGCAGCAATTGTCAGTGCAACTTTGGCGGCAACATCATCGTCGGCGATTTTGAAAACGGCAACATTTACACGTTTGACTTGGACATCTACGCTGACAACGGCGGCGTCCAAAAATGGTTGCGCTCATGGCGGGCGTTGCCAACCGGCACAAACAACCTCAAACGCACAGCGCATCACAGTCTGCAATTGGATTGCGAAGCAGGTGTTGGCCTGAATGACGGCCAAGGCTCTGATCCTGCGGTCATGTTGCGCTGGTCAGATGACGGCGGTCACACTTGGTCAAATGAGCATTGGTCACCGCTTGGCAAAATTGGTGTTTATGGCCAACGAACCTTTTGGCGTCGGTTGGGCATGACATTGAAGTTGCGTGACCGTGTATACGAGCTTTCAGGCACAGACCCCAACAAGATTGCCATCATGGGGGCAGAATTGATCATAAGCCCGACCAATGCCTAACTATGGCGACCAGTCCAAATGCCACCCAAATCACGCCTCCACGGGTGCCGATTATTGACGAACGCACGGGCGCAGTTTCGCGTGAATGGTATCGGTGGTTTTACAGTTTGTACAACATTGTTGGTGGTGGTCTTGGTATTATTCCCGTTGCAAGTGGCGGCACAGGTTTAAGCACCATTCCCACCAACGGCCAATTGCTAATTGGTAATGGTACAGGGTATACGCTAAACACATTGGCTGTCGGCGCGGGCATTTCAGTCACCAATGGTCTGGGTACTATCACGTTGGCCAACACCGGCGTGTTGTCGTTCTCAGGCGGCACGACCGGATTGACGCCAGCAACGGCCACTACAGGTGCGATAACGCTTGCAGGCACCTTGGGCATTGCCAACGGCGGGACAAACGGCTCTGCAACCCCTACAGCGGGCGCTGTAGCCTACGGCACGGGTACGGCGTACGGTTTTACTGCTGCGGGGACTTCCGGCTATTTTCTTAAATCTCAGGGTGCTGGAATTCCAATCTGGAGCAATAGCATTGGCGGGTACATTGTTGATGGTTCTACGCCGTATCTGGATTGGGGCAACGGGTCAGCCGTAACTTTGGCTGCGGGTCGTATGTGGTACGACGGCTCCACTGGGGCATGGAACTTGGGCATGGGTAATGGAAACATCACCCAGCAAGTTGGCGAAGAAATCTTTGTCTACGGCAAAGCATCTGCTGCCATCACAGACTCACCCCTTCAAATTATTTATCACACTGGTGTTGTAGGAGCCAGCGGCGTTATTACGTTTGCGCCCACGATTGCAGGGATTACAGATGTCAATTCAATTATCGGCGTAGCCACTGAATCCTTGTCTCTTAATGGTTTTGGACGGGCTACGGTATTTGGCGTGGTGCGTGGCATCACAACCAACGGCACTGCTTTTGGCGAGGTTTGGGCTGACGATGATGTCATCTGGTACAACCCCGTAACTGGCAACCCCACCAAAGTTGAACCTGTCGCGCCTTACATCAAGGTGCAAGTTGGCCTTGTAATTAAAGCTGGATCAGGTGGCTCTGGGTCTTTTCAGGTTGGTATTGCTCGCGGCTCAAAACTTGGTGGTACAGACTCCAACGTACAACTTAGCGCACCGTCTAACGGTCAGATTTTGACTTACGATGGTGCAGCTACCTATTGGAAAAACACAACTCTAACGGCTGGAACAGGCGTAAGCATTAGCCCCAGTGCTGGCGGTGTATTGACAATTAGCGCCACAGGCTCAGGTGGTACGGTAACTAGCGTTAGTTTTACTGGCGGCATCATTACCGTTGCTACGCCAACCAGCACCCCTGCTTTCACAGTGGCTGGAACATCTGGCGGCATACCTTATTTTTCAAGCGGCACAACTTGGGCAACCTCTGCTGCGCTAACCCAATATGGCGTTGTTTATGGCGGCGGGGCAGGTGCTGCACCTGTTTCTACGGCGGCAGGCACAACTGGTCAAGTGCTAACAGCAACAACTGGGGCAGCGCCTACTTGGGCAGCGCCAGCAACTAGCGGAACAGTCACCAGCGTGTCAGTGACAACAGCGAACGGCTTTGCAGGCACTGTGGCGACCGCCACAACAACGCCAGCGATTACCATTTCTACCAGCATCACAGGCGTTATTAAAGGCAATGGCACGGCAATTTCTGCTGCTGTTGCCAATACAGATTACATTGCCCCATCTGCTGTGGTTACCAAAACCGCTGAC